AAAACAGAGGGGGGAGTCCTTTCTTAGACCCCTCCCCCTATAGTCACGACATCTTAGAAAGGAGGTATTAGATGTCAGTTGCTCTTTGACACCTTGATGTAGTGAATAAGCTTTTCTCCATCGGTCGAGAACAGTTTGCTAACCATTGTGTCAATGGCTTGTTCCTGCTCTTGGCTGTTCTCTTCGTCTGTCAGTCCAGGTGACTGCCTTGCCAGCCTGGCCATGATGCCAAGTGAGTTGTGGTGCATCTGCATGTCATACGCTAACCATTGATCAAACTCATCAAACGGATTGTATGGGTTATCTTCTGTACTAGGTAAATGTTGTACTGAAGCCATGCTTAATCACCTCCTTCTCTTGACTTAAGTAATGCTTTAGCTACTGCAGATTCGGACATGTCTAAGCGCTCAGCAATCTGCTTTATTGTCCAGCCTGTGTTGTTCAAACTACTTATTCTTTGCATTTTGCTTGCACTAATTGACGTGTCTTTGGGTAAGGCCCTCTTTTTGAGCTTATCTAAATCAGAATTTGCTATAATGTCTTCTATTTTAGACTTCCGGACAGCGCCTGCTAAAATAGCTTCCCATTCTCGATCTGTTAAATCTATGCGCTCTTTCTTAGCACCAAATTTTGCTCTTGCAGATGCTAAAGCTTGACCTTTTTTCTTTTTAAGTTCTTCTTTAGACATATCGGGATTGGACTCTTTCTGCATACGAATTGTTGCGTTTGCAAAAATTTGTGCCTGACGTTCACGTGGGGCGTTCTCTAAAGCTTTATTTAATTTAATATTTAAACTTTCTATAGCATCCTTATAAATTTTTGCAGCCTGAGGATTGTATTGAGAACTTTCAATATTTAAAGTTGCGAGTCTCGCCCTATTTCCTAAATTGTGAACTTTGTTTGCATAATCTGCATAAAGTTCCTCTTTAATATTTCCGGAACTAAGATTTCTTGCATCGCCATTGGGTTTCTCCAACTCGTATTGCATCTTTGAAATCTCGATTTGCCTTTTCTTTTCTGTAACTTTTATAGAATCTTTAGGACCAGTATATTTGTTTCCAAATTTATCGAAGAACTCCGGCTCATCATAGATTTCCTTAGTTTTCGGATCTCTCTTTTTTTCATAAAGAGTTATCTTACTAAGTTTTCGTTTGCCGTTTGCATCTTCCACATATACAGGTTTGCCATTTGAATCATATTCTGTAGCTTCATAAGCTTTGTAAGTACTAGGCTTCGAAGTATGTAATTTCTCTCCGGTATCAGGATCGATGAAATACCTTTTTGTTTTGATTTTCATTTCCCCAGTTTTCTTGTCAAGAACTACCATCGGTTTGCCTGTAGAATCAAGAATCGGGATATCTTTGTAGTCTTCTCTGGGGTCAATATATTTTGATGATCCTGCAAGAGAAATCAAGGTGCTTGCTCCTCCGCTTTCTTTTCCCTGATACTTTTTCCTTAACTCCGAAATTCGATTTCTTTCTTCTGAGCCTTTCCAATCAAGGCCATGCTTTACAGCATCAATAACTACCATGGAATGCTTAACGGCTCTAACGACTTCGTCTTCGGAAGCGCCTTGTAACTGCATATCAGTAATGAGATTGGTAATTAATCCCATTTGCATACCTTTTTCTTCTTCCTTCATTACACGCATACCCTTATATCCTCTATATTCTTCATGAGGATCGAAGTCTTTTAAGCCAGCGAGCGTGTCTTTAACTTCAAATTTGAAATTGTCTGAAGGAATAACCTGAACTGTGTCACCATCGAAGTCAGCACCAGAAAGTTTTTCTGCAACTTTAGAACTTATTCCAACTGCATCGGTAGGATTCTTACCCAGAATATCAATGGCTGTTTGACGATTGTTATTAACAACCAATTCGGGAATTTCGAATGTGCCTGCGTGAGGATACCTAATTAATATTACATGGGTTCCATTTTCATATCTGGGAGCATAAATCTCGTTTTCGGGCATGTCTGGGATCGGAAGAATTACGTGTGAAGCCTGACCAGGGAAGCCTGCTGCTTTTAAGTCGGTTGCGTCGGCATCACAAGAATCAGCGAAATCCGTCAACAAACGCTTTCTAACTTCAGGCTGAGGGATAGACAAAATATCATTAAATTCATCTTCTTTATCTTTAATCGTCAAATCTAACTGAGGTTTGATGATTTCCTTGGGCTGTTTCGAAAGCATTTGTGCTGATATGTTACGAGCCCAGCCATCCCAAGTTCCTTCTTCATTAACAATGTTTGCAGCTCCAAGAGACAAATGAGGTTCGTCTTTATGGGTGCCATCGTCTTTTATATAACGGAATCCATTTTTGTCAGGTACTTTAACAAATTCGCCATTTGGATTGTCATAATAAACCTGATATTTAATTGTTGCGCCAAAAGGGTTTTCAGGATCGCTCTTCAAAGGTTTGAGAACACTATTGTCTTTAGGACCAAGCATCGGAACGTCTTTTGTTTTGTTTGTGTTAAATATGACATCAACTCCAGGAGGAAACATTGAATCCTGGCCGTACATTGCCATTCCCTTTAAGTAATGTGTGCCATTAACCGCAATTCTTACCTGAGCATAATAAGACTTATCCAGACTTAAGTCCTTAACTCCTCTTCGGATGAACATAGTTCCATCAGAAAGCTTACCGCCATCTTCGGCATAGTTAATCTTTACTCTAGACGCATCTATACTTGCAGGCGGTTGAATTGAAAGTCTAGTTGATCCTCCGTCAATGAAGTAATCACCAATAGTGGCAATATCATCACGGTTAGCCCAGACTTCACCTTTTGTTGTTCCAGGAGGACAAAGAACTTTGACTGTAGTCTTATGATTAGTCATAACCTGCTGAATATCAATGTTCTGGATTACATACCCTTCATTTTCAACTAACTGGTTAAGACACTTTGTGAGCTTGTCCTTAGTGATCCCTTTGACAGGAGTATTATCAGTGCTAACATCAATACTTTTCTCAACTCCAGATCCAACGTCGACGTATTTCTTCTTAGCGACTTCATCCTTCAAAAGCTGTTTGATACGGTCATTAGTATTAGCTTTATCGAGATAATAAGGCTTCAAAAGATCCCTGACGTGCGATTCTTTTTTAGGATTTCCATACATAATCTCAGCGATCCTAGTTTGGGAATTTCCATGCTGTTTCAATGACAATGCCCATCTTGCTTCGTAAGCATCCATCGTGGTCCTGGCATCTGTAATTGCAGCTCTGTACTTATTAACACTATCAAAGCCAAGGGCATTTGCTAATTCTTTAGGACTATACAACTTCTTTCCGTTAGCATCTTTCTGCCTTGCAAGAATTGCATTCCTAGCTCTTAAAGAAGCAGCATGCTGATAAGGATCATTGCCTGAACCTTGACGATATCTACCAGATCCATGCGGATCAAAATCAAATAACTGTTCAGTTCCGCTATGCTTCAAGATGTATTTGAGCATTTCAAGATCGTCATCTTCTTCGAAACACTCGTTAATTAACTCATCATCCATAAATATCAATCTCCTAGTTCTTTATAGTATTCAGTTCTTTATTCTTACACAGGACTATGTCTACTACGTGCGCCAATACATCTTCTTCAGGCTCGTAATAAATTATCTGTCCCTGATAATAAATTCTTAATTCGACTTTCAAATCTGATAAGCCGAGATTTAATTCCTTGCTGTACTCTATGAAGAACAGAGCTGCATATATTAACAACTGATCCATTGAAGGTTCAGTCTTGCCGCTCTTGTAATCGGAGATCCTCAATATTTTTTTCTTCTCATCAAAACTTATCGCATCAGCATGCCCGAAGCAATCGTCAGAAATCTTTAAACCTTGTTCGGGTCTCATACGAAATCCGATTGCGTCATTAATAAATGCTGCTAAGTTGTCGAAGTACTGATCAATATCAATTAGTTTCTCCGGTATTCCGTTATCATACATAAAGTCCTCAATAGACTCTTTGCTTTTATTTGTGATCCGTCTCTTACGACGAATACGCTTTTCAGCAAAAGCATGAAGTACGGTTCCGATTGTGTTAGCCCAACTATTTACATAGCTAGCTTCCAGTTTTTCATAATCATAGTTTATCCATGTTTTCTTGCTCGGACTCAGAAAGGCATGCAGCCCCTCTATCTCCGAATGATCGTGCCATTGCATCTAAAACCTCCTCTTCCGTTTCCGGGGATATAAAAGACGCAAAACTCTGCTTGTTATAGTACGCAACTCTTTTGCCTTGATTAGGTCTCTTTCTTGCATTCTTCTCTCTTTTTACTTCGAGCATAGCCCAGTGATCCTTATAAAGAATTGTAAGGTCAGGAATGCCTTGAATATCAAGAGGATCGTTCTTCAAAACAGTTGCTCCAGGAAACCGAGCTTTGATTCTTTTCTTTAAATCACTTTGATAGTCTGTTTCGGATTTCATCAAGCTTAGCCTCCACGCAAATATAAATAAAAAAAAGAATAGCGCTGTTCAAAAATCAGCGTTACTCTATACCCTTCTATTATATACGATGTTTTTTTTGCGAATAAGGCAATATAAATAAATATAACGTCAAAAATAGCTCAAATATCCGAATATAAATCGTAAAAATACTTGCTGGCCAAATGGACACATTTTTTCGTCTATTTTATATATTTAAAAAATTTTAATTTTAAAAACTTTTGGCAAATAAAAGTGGCCATCTGGCCAGAAAGCCGGCAAACCCGCATAAATACTGGG